GGTTCACGGATGCCATCGATGTCCACAGGAGGAGCAGCGATGAAGGCGACGATGAAGCAGATAGTTGCTGCCAACAGAGTTGGAATCATCAGAACGCCGAACCAACCGACATAGAGACGGTTATTGGTGGATGTTACCCACTCGCAGAAATTTTCCCAAGTGGATGTTTGTTGTCTTGAAAGTGTTGAAGCCATTTTGAAAAAGGGTTATGTATTAGTACGGGGTGGTACTGAGTAAAATATTCCAACTCTACCCTCCAGAGTTGGTATGAGAGACTGTTGTTTAATCACGCTGTTTAGTCTCGGTAAGGCGTGTCGGATGGTGAGGAAACCCTCACCCGTCCATGTATTTATGTTAAGCGATCCTCATGGATCTGTCAACCTCTCAAGAAACTATAACTGTCTCTTCAAAGGCAACAAACCAAGTCTAGTGTCATTATGGATACCTGTCAAGTATCGTCATAAACATTATTTTAATTGTAAAAAAGTTCTTTCTAAATAAATACAAGCCCTTTGGTGTGACGTATGAAGAAACTGCTTCCACTTATTATGATATTGATGACAGCCCCCGCAGCAAATGCTGGTGGACTGATCCATAAAATGTCTTCAAGTGTTCAGTTGACTGTAGATGCTGCTCGTTCTACTGCAACCAGACTCGGTTCCCAATACAGTGTATCGGGCTCGAACGTAAATACTACAGACGGAACCACAGCAGGAACTATTTCTGCAGGAACTTTATCCAGCGGTATCTATGATCCTGGAACAATTTCCGCAACACAAGCAACTAACGGGGAAGCATTCTCTTACTCTGCTTCTTATCTGCAAGGTGATGCTGTTCCAACTTCAGCTTCCACTGTAGGTGATGTTCCTAATTTCTCTTCAATTACTTCTTACACAGCTGGAACTGCTGGCAACCTTGCTGGTACTGTGGCAACTGACGGTGGACTTACGCTGACGGCTGGTGGAGCTGGAACAAGTGCTGTAGGACAGTTTGTGTCTGAGCTCACTATCATTGACTGAGGTTAAAAAATGACTAGATTACAAGAGGCAATCTGCATCGGGTTGTCTCTTGGTGTTTTACATGGTATGATGCAACCAGCAAGAAGTGTTCCTGTCGTACCAAATTTTACACAGGGCTCTATGACTAGCCACACGGAGACTACCTCCAAAGTGACTGAAACTATTAACTCTATAGATTATTCTACAGGATGGCAATACACAGTATCTGGAATGAATGTGGACAATGGTGGAACAGCACTTCGTCCCCCAAGCAACACGTCGTCAGTGATCGTAAATCCTCTCGGCGGAACCGAAGGACAAGTAACAAGTCAAAATGCTTCACTGAACTTCAACGCTGCGAGCGGATTCAAAATAACGAATCCCGGAGAGGCATTTCAATTCACCCAAACATATTCGGGGCCTGGCGTCACAAACCAGACTGTGATTCAAAGAGTAACAGAAGTTACCAGCGTAACCGATACTACAAGTATCTTTACGCAGTAATTGGATTACTAATTACATCTCCCGTCAGTGCTGCTGATGTGGGAGGTGTTTCTGCGACTGCTAATCCAATCGCAAACAGTTCAGGCTCGGTGACTAACCAGGCTATTCAGGTGCTTCAGGGCCCATATATCACTAACACTTATGGTGGTGGCATTAGTTGTCAAGGTCCAACCATGAACTTCACACCATATGTGACACATTCTATTAGTGATAAAGATCCGTTTGAACAGAGATATTTTGAACCTCAATATGACAATAGAGACTTTGTAGGTAGAACAGTTCAAGTACAAAAGGTTGTTAAAAACTGGCCTTGGGAAGAATGGTATGATGATAGAACTTATACCAACTCAGAAGGTGAGACTGTAAGAGCATATGAAGATGGTGCAGACATGCCCATCATTGTCGATGAAATACAAGGGGATGGTGTTCCAGATAATCCGGGAGATGTATTATGGCAAAAGCCGGTACGTACTGGAGAGAAAAGAAACTATAATACTAACATTGGGTTCTCTGCAACCATGTCTTTCCCTTTGGACGGTGGATTGCAAGAGCGTTGTAAGCAAGCAGCTGAAACTCAAATCGCATTACAAGGACAAATGCTTGCTAATAAAAGATTAGATTTTGAAATCGCGAGACTTAAAAATTGTGGAGATTTGATGAAGCAGGGAATTCGCTTTCATCCCCGTTCAAAATATGCAACCATTTGTGCTGATGTCTTAGTTGAAAATGTAAACGTTATTGCACCTCATCGTCATAGTATTCCACGTCCTATTTCTTCAACGGACGCACAGAACGCAGCAGCTTCAGCGCGTGGTTCCTCTGTCGCTGTTCCACAACCCGTTCCCGCAAAGATTGCACCGGGATCTTCTTACCCCGTAAGACAGCAATCTTCTTCAATACCTTCTTCACAGTCGGTTTCACCGCTTTTAACAAAAGATCAGCAAGAGGTTTTGCGAGCAGTGCCGAAGTCGTGGCTACCACTGCAATCGAAGCCGTTGCCGTCACAGCACCAACACTAGGAAGATTTCCAATTACTTGTGTGGGAATATCAACTTCTCTTTTAACAGTTACGCATATCCATTTATTTCCTTGTTGAACTATTCTGTGTTCAACAACAACTTCTCCTCCTATAATTTTTCCCACTGGTTCATTTAATGCCTGAATGTCTGACGGACAATCGGGTTTTTTTGTTTCTTGCTTCGGTGCTTCTGTTTTGGGTGTTTTAGGTGTGGGTGGTTTATATGGTGGGACTGGTGCAGAATTATCTGGTACTTCTCTCTGTATATCTAATTTATTTGGATCATAATCGATTGCACTAAAAGTAGGCACCCCCGCATCACAAATCACGACGGTGCCATCTGGATCTTCATCCTTTAAACTTTGATTTTCTGAACTGTCCTTGTGCGACTCTACACACCCTGGAATATCAACGATGGGTGTTCCTATCACATCAGTAACCGGAGGGTATATAGGGAGTGCCACAGGTGGTTCTCTCAACCATTGTGGAGTATTCATAATGTAAGTATCAGGAATACTCCTGATGTTCACTTCACGTATGTCAATCATTCTTCAACAATAGTACCTCTTACTTTTGGCCTTGCCATTCCATTAATCAAGGGAGATGACATCTCATCAATATCTGCTTGTGCTAAGGCACTGGTTGCATATGATTTTCTATCAGCATACACATCAGTCCATACTGTACCACCCTTGTAGTAAACAGATTTACCTAAAGTTGACTTAGTAATGTGAAAAGCCATTATTGTTTTGAATCCTTACTTAGTATATATTAAACTAACGTACCATTAGCACGACGGATTTCTCTAAGTTCTTCAAAGTTTTTCTGCTTAGTTCCACCGTCGTATGCCCATGCATATCCTTCGGTGATCATTTGTTCATTCAAGGAAAGTTCTGCATCTCCAATATATAACCAACCAAGAAGGCGGCCATACTTACCCATACCACCTACAAGTTCAGTTCTAATGACGAGATCGTCGTCTCCATCGATAGCACCCTCTAGTTTTTCTTTCATCCAGTTGGTGGCATCAATGCCAAGTTCTTTTTCGTCAAGATCTCTTGTTCTTTTCTCTGGAGTATCAACTCCTGCTACTCTCACTCTTTCCTTTTTATAGAGATCGAATCCAAGATCTAATGTGACATCAATCGTGTCCCCGTCCACCACTCTGTTGATCTCGATCACTCGGAAGTTGTAACAACTTTTCCGACTCGGTGGTGTCATCGCTCCCATTGGATTCTCTCTCATCAATGCCTAGTATATAGACAATCACATAAAAAACTCCCGCTAGAAGAATAATGAGACACCAGATAATACTCCAGGTGACATCATTTACATCATTTAGTGGCCTTAGAATGAGATTCATGAAAAGGTTCCCAATGTTCCCATCCATACTTATGCACCAAGTGCATTCCTATAATTGGAACAAACACTAAAAGAAACCCCATGACACCTAAGCACCAGGGGGTTTGCATCACTGATCTAACCAGGAGCTGAACGTGATTCATTTTGGAAATACTCGGGTAAAGGGCAACCTTTGAAACGATCAATCTCATCCACTGCAAAGACAAACATACACGCAAATCCTATGCAGAATGCTAGTAGATACTCGTGTATAGTAGTTCTCATCCTGGGTAATCCCAATTAGTAATCATTTCAGTTTTATGTACAGGGCCCCATAAACCTTCTTTGTAGATGTAAGGAGCAGTTCTGACAGGACACTTGTCACCAGTACAGAGCAGATCATCAACAATTCTCCAAGACTCCAGTACCTCTTCAGAATGAACAAAGTGTGATTGATCATCATTGATAGCATCATAAAGAAGTTTTTCATAACCATCAACACCTAACCAATCAGGATAACGATGAGTAAGAGTTGCTAACTCAACACTGTCCCTAAGTCCTGGTGATTTGACATCAATTTGAATATCAAGATGAGCATGTGGTTGAAGACGCATAACAATACGTCCAGGTGTTTCACCCTCAAACAATCCAACAGGTGGTGCTTTGAGTTTGATAACAACTTCAACACATTGATAAGGCATCTTTTTACCAGTCATAAAATGAAATGGAACACCTTTCCATCTCCAATTATCAATAAAAAGATTACCAGCAACAAAGGTTTGAGTCATGGATTCAGATCCTACACCCTGTTCATCACGATAACCCTCATACTGTCCAGTAACAAGTTTTCTACCAAGACGAGTTGCAGATAGAACCTTAGTCTTCTCTCTACGTATCTCAGTAGCATTCATACGGCATGGTGCTTCCATAGCGATCAATGCCAAAACCTGAAGCATATGATTCTGCAGCATGTCTCTGACTACACCTGCACCTTCATAATATTGAGATCGTCCCTCACAACCAATCGTCTCAGTTGCAAAGATCTGAACTTCTTCTATATACTCCCTGTTCCAAAGTGGTTCAAGAAGTATATTCCCAAACCGAGTAGCAAGAATGTTATTGACAGTATCTTTACCAAGATAATGATCAATGCGAAATACTTGTTTCTCGCGTAGATGTCTGCCCACCACTGACTGTAAATGATTAGCAGATTTAAGATCGTACCCAAAGGGTTTTTCAATAACAATACGGGATGTTTCCGGATCATCTAAAAATCCTCCTTTTTTGAGGCTGATGATTGCATTTTCATATCTCTCTGGTGGAACAGATAAGAAATATGTCGTATCATCTGTTTCGGGTAAATGATACAAACTTTCTGGATCATCTAGATCGCATGAAATATAATCCAAGTGATGAAGGAATTCTTCTGGGTAATCCCCAAGTGATTCTTTCCATACATCAGTTCCTGGATCTCTTCTAGAACAACCAGTAATTAAAAAATTATCTGGGAGAAGATCTTTCTCCCACAATTTATAAAGTGCAGGGATAAGTTTTCGTTTGCATAGATCTCCAGTGGCACCGAAGATAACTATACCACTAGTGAGCGCATCCATTTCCATCGTACTTGTCTGTTTCGTAGTAGTTATTTTCACCTTTTCGTATCCCGAAATATATTGTGGAAAGTACAAAGGGTATGCATATGATCGCAAGAGCATTACCTAACATGATGGCCACCGAACATATAACGCATTCCGTTTAGAACTTTGTTTGCAAAATCACCTAGTCTGCGCGAGTTGAATCTTTCAAAGAGGGCAGTAGATATAACAGGTGCGGGTACACCAAGATCCACAGCAGCGTTGACAGTCCAACGCCCCTCACCAGAGTCTGATACTCCCCCATCGAACTTGCTAAGTTCTCTATCATTCCGTAATACATCAGCGGTAAGATCAAGCAACCAAGAACCAACCACGCTACCACGACGCCATAACTCAGCCACCTCAGCAACGTCAATATCATATTGATAGTTTTCCGGATCCGCCATCGGAGCCACCTCAGCATCGCCCTCTTTGATGTAATGGGAACCAAGATCGCCATGATGCAAGATGTTAAACCCCTCGGCATATGCTTGCATGATTCCATACTCTACACCGTTATGAACCATTTTTACAAAGTGTCCTGCACCTGCTGCACCGCAGTGTAACCATCCATACTCTGCAGAGGTTGCATTACTGAGTGGATTTGTGCGAGGGGCAGATCCGATACCTGGTGCGAGTGCCCTAAAGATTGGAGCTGCGACGGATACTGCAGTATCTGAACCCCCAACCATAAGACAATATCCACGCTCCAAACCATAAACACCACCACTAGTGCCACAGTCAAGATATTGGATGCCCATTTTCTCAAGGCGGAGTGCTCTCCTACGGGAATCCTTAAAATAAGAATTGCCATGATCAATAATAATATCGCCCTCGCTACAATAGCGTAAAAGCTCATTTAAAGTTTCCTCAACTGTTTCTGCTGGCACAACCATCATAAAAATGCCAGGGCCTCTTTCTTTCACAGTAGAACATAGAGTAGCGATATCAGTCGTTACCCCATCTACTCCACCTGCTTCAAAAAGTTCTTGCGCTTTATCATAATTCCTACGGTATCCCCAGACTTCGATACCATCCTTCATCATACGGCGAGACATACCCTCGCCCATTCTACCGAGTCCGATGATTCCTACTCTCATTTGATTATCTCCATTGCTTTAGTAAGTTCGTGAACGTGTGCTAATTCATCATTTAAAATTTCAAGAATTTTGTCATCATGTCCATTGATTGCAAGATACTTTCCGTAAGTTTCTGCTGCGTGGATTTCTACTTCGTAGGAGAGATGATAAGCAGACTTAGGAGCCAACCAATAATAAACCACGTTGATCCAATAGTAGACAAGTACAAGGTGTCGGGCGAAAAAGCGATCAATCCAATAAGAATTGCCACCCCTACTTTCCATGTATTCCAGATGTTCTGTTTCGTTAAGAGTTTGAGCAAAATGTTCCTCCATCAGATAAATGTGTTCTGGCCCACGTAATCCCATAGACTCTCTTAAGTGCAATACACTCAAGAAAGCAAAATATGGTGCCCGAGCAATCTCCTCAAGCACCCAGAAACGTTGATAGTCTCTTCCTCTATAAAGAAAATCAATGATTGCTACAGTGATATCTAGAAAGAATTTGTTAAAAGTGTTCATCATCTTCATCTGTATCCTCATATAAAGGACAAGGTTCTTCAAATAAATGTTCCATCCTTAATTGTTTGATCCTTTCCCTGAGTCCTTTGTAGAACTCTCTTTTCTCGTCTTTATTCATTCAACATGAACGGTTCCGATCATTCCTGCACCTTTGTGGGGGCCACACCAGTAAGTATAGTCACCTGCTTCGGGGAATGCAACATCAAACTCTTCTCCTGGTAACATTGCCAGGGCTTCGTGACTTAGTTCATCATGATCTTCAACAACTACATTATGAGGAGGAAGCATATTATTAATAAAATGAACAGAATCCCCAGCATTAATTGTTACCTCCGCAGGATCAAATACAAGATTGCCACCAGATCCCATCTGCACATCTACAGCCCAAGCAGGTGCAGCAAGAAATAATGTAGCAAGAAGTCCGAATAGAAACTTCATAAACGTTTTCGTAACTACACTATCTATGTCTTCCTAATTGAAGTGTAACGGGGATTTGTCTTGACTTCCTGACTTACCATTTTACCAAATTCCGTGACACATTGACACCATTTTTTTCTTAACTTCTTTGCTTTTTCTTCGTCTTTTATTTCATACTGAAAGTGCTGCCATTTTCTCCAAATAGCAGCACACTCATCACTTTTCTTTTGTAGATGTTCTTCTCTATACAATTAACATCCTGATACAGTTTTTGATATTTCAGCACCAAGATCACTACCTACGTTTCTGCCTAAGAGAGATGCCCATCCAGCAGCTAACCATCCAACATAAGGAATACCAGTAAGCATTGGAGCAACACCGGCAGTCATACTAGCACCGATCATTCCTCCTGTCGATTCTCCAGCGCCCTCCGACTTGATGCAGGCGAGATCTTCTGCACTCAGAGACTTTCCCACAGGGTTGTCTGCTCCCGCATTCAATCCACCATGCATTGAATATTCTTGAACAACTGTTTCAGACTTGGTGAGTGCTCCCTTAGAAGTTTTACCGAACCAACCTTTATCATCATGCGTTTTATCTATATCGGTTGATCTAGATGTGGTAAATGTTTTAGGATCGTTTGCATTATACCTTAGACTATAACCATCTCTATCAACATTTACATCGTAGGAAGAATACTTTCCAGTTGGTAAATTAATATTTGGATAATTGGGACGATTGGTAATCTGCCTCATCGTATCTTGATTTGCTTTCATTATATGTCCAAGCACACCAAGATGAGCGATAGCAATAAAACTACCCACACCAAGGACAGCCCATTTAAATGGATTCTTAGGTGTGGGTGGTTGATTGTATGAGTTCATGATAACCTCAGAGGTTTACTTTTTAGGTTCAATAGCAGATGCTACAGGTGGTTCTTCTTCTTTTTTTGCTGTGGGTTTGGCGTTTCCATTGCCACCACTTGCTTTAGCAGGACTCAATCCAAAGGCAGCTAATGAGCCACTGAAGACTGAGGCGATAAAAGTTGGATCGAAATCTAAAATCTTATTTCCGTTAGGGAGTCTAACGTATGAGAATGTGAGAAGGGATGCACTCCAAATAAGGACTACAACTTTCACCAAATTACCAAGAACTTCACTTTTGTCTTCATCGTGTTGCTTCTCTTCTACTTCTGCTTTGGATTTTCCGAGCATTAGTATAGAAGTAAGGCAATGTTATTTAGAAATAAAACCTTGTTCAAGCAACCACTTTTTAGTCAAAGGTGTGGGTTCATAAACTTCCCACATCTTTTTAGGCCCTGCACATACTTCAAGAGCGTCTCTAGTTAGAGTATCAGAGAATGAAGCATACATTGCTTCTGCCTCATATGGAACAGTCTCTTTTCGATAAGTTCTTTCTGCACCGTTCGCAATCCAATCAGGCACTACACCATCTTGGTGAATAACTGCAGTGAAAGTATTATCAATTGTTCCTGCCATACAGTCTTGTGCAATGTGCCAGCCTTCGTGACGAAGAACTTTCAGCATCATCGTGGTGTTATCAAGATAACGAGCATTCAAGAACATATCATTTCCTTTTACAGAATATAGTCCTCGTGTCATAAAAGCAAAATACTTATCATCACCGATGTAAACATTGACACCGATACGACTCAGACTTTTCAGAATGTCAGTGATCTCTTCTTGATAAGGTTCATAACTATCACCAAAACTTCTCCAAGTTTTTACTTGACGAACATTTTTAGTGCATTCACGAAGCATCATACAACCCATGGAGTCGAATGAACGCCAACTTTTTACTTTAGATTCATCAGCGATAGCAGGAGCAGTAAGTGTTGCTGCCATCAGCATCATAAGAATTTTTTTCATGAAAATAATTAGAAAGGAATAGCGCCACCAGTGGTTTGAGGGAGTGACTGAGGAAGTTCAGCATCAAGTGCTGTGGGAAGCACATCTACGATTGCCTCACCAATAACTTCAGTAAGTTTATTTTTCGCATTCTCAATATAGGTGTCCTTATTGAGAAGGAGTGTGGTGCCTCCTGCATAAATGCCAGCAACACCAACAAATGATATGACTGCTAATAGATTAATTACTTTTTGCATAATATGCCTTATAGTATTGAACTATGCCAGCACAATGCATGTTGCCTTGAGATACCCAATCGTTGGCACATTCATAGATGGACTGACTCGAATATTTAGGAGTCACTCCATCCATTTCGCCTCCAAACTTTGATAAAAGAATTTTAAGTGCTTGCTCTCGCACAATCATTTTTTGATCGCTGTAGCGCCAATCATCGATGGACATTTTCGGAACCGCCTTGAAAGTTTTCTGAACCGCCAATAGGATTTAGTTGCAAAGTGGTTTTACCATTTTGCGTAGCCATATCATACATCTTTTGATGCATTCCGTCATCGCCATTAGACTGCTTCTTAAACTCATCTACAGCAGTGTAGGGAGCGTAGAGAGGCCCCTCATAGTTACCAGCGAACACTGATTGATCCTCCACGATTACATCTCCATTACGATCTGCAAACCATTCATCGATTACATTTTCTGTAGGGGCAGGCACTCCAATAAATGCCTTTTCTTGATCATCATCAAATGTTTTACAATCAACAGTATTTTCGTCAATAGCACATTCAATTTTTTCTTCTGTGATTTTTTCAGAGAAAAGTTTGTCGATCAGTTTTTTGAGCATTAAAAAAGGAGCAACGCTGTGCTCCAATGATACTGTAATATGTAGTGTGTGTCAAGAGGGTGACGGTGCGTAAACTGGTGTCATCAATCCTGAGTCTGGGCCGTTGTCATCATCATCTACGTCTTCACTCAATAGGGCAGCAAATATAAACCCTCCTATGAGAGACGCTGAAATGATTAACACGTCGTTCACCATACACCTGGGATAATCTGTCCTGTGGTAGCGTAACTACCCA